CCTGGCCCGAGCGCCACAACGGCGACGAACTGTCGGCCATCCAGCACGCCATGAACCTGCGCCTCCAGGACGAGCGGGCGTTCTGGGCCGAGTACCAGAACCAGCCCCTGCCGCAGGAGGAAGGCGAGAGCGACCAGCTCAGCGCCGACGCCATCGCCGCCAAGACCAACGGCATGTCGCACGGCGTGGTGCCCATCGGGGCCAGCCATTTGACCATGTTCATTGACGTGCAGGGCAAGCTGCTATTCCACGCCGTGGTCGCGTGGGAGGACGATTTCACCGGCTACGTCGTCGATTATGGAACCTATCCTGACCAGCAACGTCAGGTCTTCGCCTTGCGCGAGGTGCAGAAAACCCTCGCCCGCGTCGCGCCGGGCACCGGCCTGGAAGGCTCGATCTACGCCGGGCTGGAGAAACTGACCGACTCGTACCTCGCCAAACGCTGGCGGCGCGACGACGGGGCCGAGATGCGGATCGAGCGCTGCCTGATCGACGCCAATTGGGGCCAGTCCACGGACGTGGTCTACCAGTTCTGCCGCCAGAGCGCCCACGCCGGTCTGATCATGCCGAGCCACGGGCGCTACGTCGGCGCGTCGAGCGTCCCCTTCAGCGAGTACAAGCGCAAGAAGGGCGAGCGGATCGGACTCCACTGGCGCGTGCCCACCGTCCAGGGCCGACGGCAGGTGCGCCATGTCGTGATCGACACGAACTACTGGAAGAGCTTCGTCCACGCCCGGCTGGCCGTGGCGATGGGCGATCCCGGCAGCCTCTCGCTCTTCGGGCGCAAACCCGGCGAACATCAGCTCCTGGCCGAGCATCTCACCGCCGAGTACCGCGTGAAGACCGAGGCACGGGGCCGCGAGGTCGACGAGTGGAAGATCCGCGCGGGCGGCCCCGACAACCACTGGCTCGACTGTCTCGTCGGCTGCGCCGTGGCGGCCTCGATCCTGGGCGCGGTCTTGCCGGGCACGGACACCAAGACCGCGCCAGCGCGAGCGCCGATCCGGCTATCCGAACTACGAAAGGGCAAGCGATGATGCTTCCTGCCGACAACAGGCAATCCGCGCCCATGCGGGGACTGGAATGTCCCGGCTGCGGCTGCACCCACTTCCGCGTGCTCTATACCCGTCGGGCGCTGGGCGGTCGTCTGCTGCGCCGACGGCAATGCCGCCATTGCGGGCGGCGTGTGACAACGTATGAGACGGCATTGCGGGGTCTGGTCAGCAGTTTGACTTGATCACGATTGCAGAATCACTGTGTTTTGCCAGGTGTTACAGGCAATGCAATCAAGTTCCTTCCGCACTCGGGCACGTTTTGCACGCCCGAGGCCGTTTCTGGCACGTATTTCACGCGTCGGGCGCGTTTTTCTCGCCCAGAGCCGTCTGGCCAGTGAGCAACCCGACAAGTTTCGTTACCGGGTTAGGCCAGAACTGAACAGATTTCTTTCCGGGTTGGCCATGTATTCATCGTCCAGAACAGCATGCCTTCCTCAAGATGTTCTACCCGTAGAACCTCCCGCAGAAATCTTCGCTCGCAGCCCGCCACTTCGCATTTTCGCCGGGTCAGTAACCCGTAGACGGCCGATGGTCGGCCGCCGACGGGAGAACACCGTGGCCGAGAACCTCGATACCAAGATCCGCGACAACGCCGCCGGGCCGAAGAAAGCGACTGGCGATTCCGGCAGTGTCGAACAGCACCCGCTGGCCGACCAGATCGCAGCCGACCGCTACCTGGCATCCAAGCAGGCGGCCCGGTCCCGAGGACTGGGCATCCGTATGTCCAAACTCGTGCCCCCGGGGAGCGCATGATGGTGCAGGTTGCCGACAACGCCACGAAGACGCCGGTCCGCCTGGGCGGGTTCCAGAAGCCCGCCCTGCGGCGCGTCGACGTTCGCGCCCTGGCGCGGCGGAGGCTCCGGGCCGGGTTCGACTCGGCCGAGACCACCGACAACAACCGCCGCCATTGGGCGCGGGCTGACGCGCTTTCCGCCGACGCGGCGGCCAGCCCGGAGGTGCGCCGCACGCTCCGCAACCGCGCCCGCTACGAGGTCGCGAACAACTCCTACGCCCGGGGCATTGTCCTCACGCTGGCCAACGACAGCGTCGGCACCGGCCCCCGACTCCAGATGCTTTCCGACGATCCGTTCATGAACCACACCGTCGAGACCGAATTCCACTCCTGGGCGCACGCCGTGGGGCTCGCCCAAAAACTGCGCACGATGCGCATGTCCCGCTCGCAGGATGGCGAGGCATTCGCGGTACTGGCCTTCAATCCCTTCGTCGAGCACGACGTGCAGCTCGATATGCTGCTCGTCGAGGCCGACCAGGTCGCCAGCCCGTGGCGGCACATCCAGGACGAGCACGAGGTGGACGGTCTCGTGCTGGACGACTACGGCAATCCCATCGCCTACCGCGTGATGAAGAGCCATCCCGGCAGCGCGTACCGGATGGTCTTCGACGATTTCACGACCGTTCCGGCTCCGGCCATGATCCACGTCTTCCGGCAGGACCGGCCTGGTCAGCATCGCGGCATTCCCGAGATCACCCCCGCGTTGCCGCTCTTCGCGCAGCTCCGGCGCTTCACGCTGGCCGTGCTTTCGGCGGCCGAGGCGGCGGCTGACTTCGCGGGCATCCTCTACACCGACGCCCCGGCGAACGGCGAGGCCGATGCCGTCGAGCCGATGGACCTGATCGAGCTCGAGCGCAACATGCTCATGACCATGCCTGGCGGATGGAAGATGAGCCAGGTCGAGCCCAAGCAACCGGCCACGACCTACGCCGAGTTCAAGAAGGAAATCCTCAACGAAATCGCCCGCTGCCTGAACATGCCCTTCAACATCGCGGCGGGAAACTCCTCCGGCTACAACTATGCCTCGGGTCGCCTCGATCACCAGACCTATTTCAAGTCCATCCGCGTAGACCAGTCGTTCACGGCATCTCGGGTTCTCGACCGCGTGCTCGTGGCGTGGCTCCGCGAGTACGCCGTCCTGACCCGGAACCTCAATCTGATCAGGGCGATTCCCCCGCACCAGTGGTTCTGGGATGGCTTCGAGCACGTCGATCCCGCCAAGGAAGCCAACGCGCAGGAGACGCGGCTACGGAACCACACCACCACGCTCGCGCACGAGTACGCCCGCCAAGGTAAGGACTGGGAAATGGAACTGCGGCAGCGCGCCAAGGAAAAGACACTCATGGATGAACTCGGACTCAGCGCGACGGAAACCGTTCCGTCCGCCCCCGGCAACGACACGGAGGAGAAAGAAGACGATGAATAGGACGAGAAAGACCGTGCCCGGCGGGTTCTACATCCGCGCCGAGGCGGGCGACGTGACCCTTCAGGCGGCAACAGCCGACGACGGCAAGACGCTGCGGCGCTTCACCATGACCGCCTACACGGGCGGCGCAATGGCGTTGGCGGGCTGGCCCTATCCGGTGGTCGTGGACCTGACGGGTCTGGCCCTCGGAAAGAAGTCGCGGCCGATCCTGATGAACCACGACACCGCGCGAATCGTCGGGCACACCGACACGGTCGGCGTGGATGGCACGGCGCTCACAGTCGCGGGAGTGATCTCCGGCGTAGGCAGCGCGGCGCGGGAAGTGGTGGGCGCGTCCGATAATGGCTTTCCCTGGCAGGCAAGCCTGGGCGCGGCCGTGAAGAAGGTCGTCTTCGTGCCGGAAGGCAAGACGGCGACCGCCAACGGTAAGGAGTTCGCCGGGCCGGTCTACATGGTCCGCCAGGCGAAGCTGGGAGAAGTGAGTTTCGTGGCGCTCGGCGCGGACGACGCGACGACGGCGAAAGTGGAGGCCGGGCGCATTCCGGTCATCGAAGGCAACAACAACATGGAGGTCATGACAATGGACTTCGAGAAGTGGGTCGAGGCGAAGGGCTTTGTGCTCGCGGACCTGTCGGAAGATCAGACCGCGAATCTCAAGGCGATGTACGAGGCGGAAACGAACGCTGCCGGGAAGCCGGAAGGCGAACCCGCCAAGCCGGTCGAGGGCAAGCCGAGCGCGGCCGAGGCCGTGATCCAGGCGCGGGAGGAGGCGCAGTCCGCCGTCCGCACCGAGCGCGAGCGCGTGTCCGCAATCCAGGAGATCTGCGGCGGCGAGTTCCCGCGCATCGAGCGCGACGCGATCCGGCTCGGCTGGAGCGTCGAGGACACCTCGCAGAAGGTCTTGAAGGCGATGCGGGAGAACCGGCCCCAGGCCGACGTCCACATCGTGACTCGCTCCGACAAGGGGTCGGCCTTCACTGCGCGGTCGCTGGAGGCGTCGCTCTGCCTGAGGGCCCGCATCCCCGAGGAGACGCTCGTCAAGGAGTACGGCGAGCAGATCGTCGAGAGTGCCTACGCCAACCGTGAGATCAGCCTCCAGGCGCTGCTGGCGGAGTGCGCCGAGATGGAGGGGCGGAGCGTGCCGCGCACGTTCGGCAACGACACCATCCGGGCCGCGTTCTCGACGGTGTCCCTGCCGGGCATCCTCAACAACGTCGCCAACAAGAAGCTCCTGCGGGCCTTCGAGTCCCAGGCCATCGTGGCGACGCGCATCTGCTCCGAGGGCGAGCTGAACGACTTCAAGGAGTCGGAGCGCTACCGCCTGACGGATGTGGGCGACCTCGAACCGGTCGCGCCGGACGGGGAGCTGAAGCACGGCGGGCTCAAGGAAGACAAGGCGACAAACCAGCTCGGAACGTTCGGGAAGATCTTCGCGCTCACCCGCGAGATGATCTACAACGACGACCTCGCCGCCTTCATGAAGGTGCCCGAGGGCATGGGCGCGCGGGCCGGGCGGAAGGTCGACCAGCTCTTCTTCACGCGCCTGCTCGGCAACCCGGTGCAGGGCGACGGCAAGACGCTGTTCCACGCCGACCACAAGAACTGGCGCGACGGCGCGGACACGGCGCTCTCCGGCGACTCCCTGGCGCTGGCGATCCAGATGTTCCTGGATCAGACCGACGCCGACGGTCAGCCGATCAATGTGAGTCCGAAGTTCCTGCTGGTGCCCACGTCGCTCAAGATGACGGCGCGGGAGTTGCTGAACTCCGTGACATTCTTCGCCACGGGCAGTTCCAACAAGGCCCGCATCCCGACCTACAACGCCCTCGCCGACGAGGACATCGAGGTCGTGGCGAGCCCGTACCTGTCGAACACCAACTATCCGGGCGCGTCGGTCAAGGCCTGGTACTTGTTCGCCGACCCGGCGGTCGTGGACACGTTCGAGATCGGCTACCTGAAGGGCCGCCGCGTGCCGACGGTCGAACAGGGCGAGACCGACTTCGACACCCTCGGGATCAAGTTCCGGGTCTACTTCGACCTGGGCGTGCGCGAGCAGGATTACCGGGGCATGACCAAGTTCAAGGGCGAAGCGTAAACCGCAAGGAGACATGACATGAGCGTGAAGTACATCCAGACGGGCGACGCGGTGGATTACACCCCCGGCGCGAAGGTGAGTGCAGGCGACGTGGTCGTGCAGGGCGAACTCGTGGGAGTCGCCAAGCTCGACATCCAGACCGGGAAACTCGGAGCGCTGGCCGTGACCGGCCTCTTCGATTTCCCGAAGGCGGCGGGCGCGGGCACGGCCATCGCGGTCGGAACCCGCGTCTACTGGGACGTGGCCGAGCAGGTCGCCAAGGCCGACAGCGAGGCGGGCGCGAACAAGGAAATCGGCAAGACCGTGAAGGCGGCTTCCGACGACGACGCCCTCGTGCGGGTGCGTCTGAGTCAGTAACGGAGACCGACCGTGGGCGACCTTCTCCAACAAGGCTCGCAGT